TGGACTTGAGAACCTGCCCAGATGTTCCTGCCGCTAACTGTGCGGTGGTATTTGCTGCCGATTGGTAAGGAACCGTACCGGCTGAACCGCCCGTCAGATTAGAAGCAATCGAAGCCGTGGATGCGTTACCACTTAGCGTGGCAGTAATGGTCCCTGCCGAGAAATTGCCTGATGCGTCACGCGCCACAACCTTGGAAGCGGTGTTCGCTGAAGTGGCATCAACCGCAGCCGTAACTGCCCCGGAGCCGTTATAGCTTGTCCCAGTCAGGTACGAACCCAGCGTTAGCGCGTTTAAATTCGACCCTAGATCGACTCCGGAAATGGTCCCCGACACCCATGTAAATGTCGAGCCGTTGAAGTTCAGAACGTAGTTTGTCCCAGAGGCTGCGGTGATAAAAGATGTGGTTCCTGCCGCCGTCTGGTAAGGAATCCGATTAGCCGCCCCGCCAGCGATATTCGTGGATGTTGTGGCTGTGGTTGCGTTACCACTCAAAGCCGCTGTGATCGTTCCTGCGGAGAAGTTACCTGAAGCATCCCGCGCAACTACTTTGCTGGCTGTATTTGCGCTTGTTGCGTCAACTGTCCATGTTTGTGCAGCCGACCCGTTATAGGCGGTGCCGGTCAGGTATGTGCCAGCGGTCAGGGAGTTTGCTACCGATCCCGCCTGCCCCGTGATGTTCCCCGTAACAGCCGATCCGTTAATCGCTATTGCGGTATCCGTAACCCCGGTAATCTGCCCTTGTGCATTGACGGTCGTTACAGGAACCGACGAGGCAGACCCGTAAGTATTAGCCGATACCCCGGTGTTTGTGATGCTGAACTGCGTTCCGCTAAGGGTTAACCCTGTGCCAGCGGAGTAAACCTGTGCGCTGCTGATCTGCGCGAAAGTGATCGCTGTAGTGCCGAACGTGATCGTGCCAACGGTATTGCAGATATAGGTTTCGCCAGCGCCCGTATTTCCCGATGTGACGAAAAATGCATCACCCTGCCCAAGTGAATTCGGGCTAAAGGGGTCGTAAGTGTCCGCGTCTGTAGCCCGAGTCAGCACCCAGTTGGTTGAGCCTGAGCCGGTATTGGTAACCGTGTAAACGCCGTTTTCGTACTGATTTGTCTGGTTGTAGATCAGCACACGGTCGTTGGTGTTCAGCGTTACACCGTCAATAACCAACGCAACCTGCGTTCCTGCGTTAGTCAGCGTTGCGCCAACCCCCGCCGTACCGTTGTTATATGTAGCATTTAAGCTACCCGCTGAGTCTGGCGACTCTACCCGGACAGGCGCGTGGTAGTGAATCCCAGATGCCGCCAAGGAGTCCACATAGGTTTTGTTGGCGATGTCCGTGCCGGATGCCGGGGCTGTGGAGACTGTTCCTGCCGTAATGTTGGCGGTGGAGATGTTCGCCGTGGAAGCCCCCAGCGTTCCCACATCTAGAATCGTTACTGCGGAACCAGCAGCATCTAAATAAACAGCCCGTTCTGCGGGATATGCCACAAAGACATCCTTGACGCCAGCGCCAAACGACACCAAGGAGCCAGAGTTGCTGGAGGACAGAACCGTATCACGGGATAGCGTAGTACCAGAAGCCGTGTACGTACCAATCCCAACTTCCCACGCACCGCTGGTTACGTCAGTAATAACGTAATACGTGCTGTTGCCGTTACCAATCGCAGCAAATGACTGATAGCCAGAGGAAGAACCAGCAAGCGTAAGCGTTCCGGTACCGGTTGTAGTGGTGGTCTCTTTTACGCGATCTTTTACAACCAACGCCATGATTTTTCCTTACGACGGCAGATCGCCCCAGCCGGGAGACTGCGCGTTATTGATTTCTACCCAACTTGGACTTTGATCTGAGTTAATTATCGTCCAATTTGCATTCTGATTGGTATCAATTGCTCCCCAAACCAGCGCGTCTCCGATACGTACGTAAAGCTGTACACCCTGCACCTGCGCATTGATAACCGCACTTGCAGATAACGAATCAACAGCAGCCGCAAGTTCAGCGACGGTACCAAAGTACGCCACAGACCCGGATACAGCATCGGAACCAACACTTTGTTCTGCTACGGATACAACAATTACGGCGCTTCTTGATTGTGCATCTAAGGCTTGCGCCAACTCTGCGACAGCCGCAAGAACTGCACTGTTAGCACTAAAGGAGTCAGTTGCTACGCCAACTTCCGACAAACTTGCTAATACGTCTGCCTTAGCAATTGGAGCGTCTGTCCCAGTACCCGCTTCAGTTTGCGCTGCGAAGAATGTTCCGATTGCACTCGAAACGGCAGTGCCAATTGAAGATTCACTAGCTGTTGCTAACGCATCAATCCGAGAGGACGTTGAATCCTGCCCAGCAGATGTCTCAAGAACAGAAGCAACAAACGCCGTAATAACAGAGAATTGATCCGCGCCTTGTGCTGAATCAGAGCGACTTGCAAGCGCAGCTAATTGGGCAACTACCGCCGCTGATGCAGAAGAAAGCTCCGAAATGCTTCCAAGAACGGAAGAAGAGGCGGTGTGAAGTGCTTGACCTGATGCTAACTCTTCTCTTGCGGCAACAAACGCGCCGCTGGCGGCAAACGCTGAAGTTCCAGCCCCTAATTCCGTAACAAGTCCGCCTCGATTTGAATCTGCGAATTGCGCAGCCGTAGCCGCGCTAGTCTCGGAAATGGCGACGAAAAACGTATTGCCACCTAGAGCGGCATACGGTGCTTGTGAGAAAGCAACGCCGCCAAACACCGCGACTCCTTACGCAGCATCAAGCGAGAACTGATACGTCACACTCAGAGTGTCACCACTATCCACCGACTTATCACCACCGGTGAAGTCGCCAGCAGAAAACAGAACCCCAGAAGTGCCAGAGGTAACAGAACACAGGAACGCACCAGCGATGGTCTGCCCATTTGCAGTCATCGTGAACACAGAGGGCGAAGCAGAGTTGGTAATAACAGACGGATCAGCCGTAGTCGCTGTACCAAATGTCACTGCTTTGCGAGTGCCACTGTAGTTAGTGTTCTCAGTCCAGCCTGCATGAGAAGCCAGCGTGTCGCTAGCCGCAAACGTAGTGCCCGAACCCGGACCAGTCACCAAACCAAGATACCAAGCGGCGGTGTAACCCGAACCACTAAAGTACTTGGAGTTCATGTCTTGCAGACCTTGGTTCACCACAAGATTGTGAAACGAGTCAGTCCACTTCAAGTTACCGCTGGAATCGCGGCATTCAACCGTAAACACACCCCCCGCTGCAACGCGCTCGGTGCTACCACGATTGGCTTTAAGAGTGGCGGTGAATGTGTCATTCGCCTTGCTAGCTTCGTTGCTCATGAAAGCTCCTTACGAAATTCGGACAATTGCGCTATTGGCATCGGGGGTCGGGAAGATGACTTGGAATGTGTCATTGTTCACCGTTTTGTCCGAACCAAAATCCAAAACGGCTACAGATTTGTTGCCTTTACTAGCGTTATAGATCAATGCCCCACGGGCAATAAACGTAGCACTACCCCAAGTAGAATTATTGAACGAGATATACGCCGTAACAATATTCTGCGAATTGGTGCCAGACGTAGGGGAGGTTGAGATAGTCAACGTATTCCCACCCGCTGTATACCCGGTTCCCGATACTTCGTTGCTAGTGGTGTAAACCGTGGTCGAAGTCCCGATAGACGCATTGCCCGTGTACAGGGCAATCTTGAATGTGTCCGGGGACGTAGGCCCAAAGTTATGAACCGCCTGTAGCAGTTCTACTTTGAAGCTTGTGGTTGCAGTCTGGGAGATTGCCATATCAAGTCACCGCCTGCCGATATTGACCAGAACGATACGCATCCTGACGCTCCATCCCATCACCCAAACGCTTAGCAAGGGCCAACGCTTCTTGATACTTGCCATTGTACAGCGCCATCATATCCTGTTCACCTTTCATGTAGGTGTAGGCTTCGACTAGCGACCCGTACAAAAGCACTGAATCAAAATTATCGCCAAGCCATGTATTGCCAGCAGTGACAATTGACTCAGGGTAGTAGAAGTAGTGAAGCTCAATACCGTATGTGGCATCCGGTGTTGGGCCAAGCAAAAAAGTGAGTTCATTAGCGTCGTTGGACTGCGGACCAAACAAAGCATAGTACTTTGGAAGCCCGGTATCCGACGTTGGGTTTGGGTAAGCCTGCCGGATGAAGTTCACATCCTTGTTAAGCAGATACTCATAGTTTCCAGACCCATCAATCGCCGCCATCGAATAGACAGCCAAGAAGTCTGACGGACACCCAAGGTACTTGTTGCT